GCGGAGATATGTCTTCTAAAATAGACTTTACTTCTTTAGCTTTTATTATACCGATAATGGATAATGGAGTTAAAAAGTATATTATATTTAGTCATTCTTTTATACCAAGTAGAGAAAAATTAATGGAAAGAACTCTAAAAGATAAAGTCCCTTATGATGCTTGGGAAAGAATAAAAGATGAATATGGTAAATCAAAGTATATAACTATAACTAATACCCCAATAGTAGATCAAAATGTAGTAATTAAGTATGCTATAGATTTTTGTAAAAGATATAATTGGGAAATTGATACATGGTGTTTTGACCCTGCTAATGCTACGAAAATAATGTTAGATATAAGTGATATGGGATATAATGTTACTGAATTATTCCAATCACACAATAAATTAAATGAAAGTACAGTGGCTTTAAGAGAAGAAGTATATATGGGTAATGTAGTATATTTACCTAATCCTGTTCTAAATTTTGCTATGAGTAATGCAGTAGTAAAGAGTAATAATGGATTAATTAAAATAGATAAAGATGCAACTAAAAAGAAAATAGACCCAGTAGATGCTTTAATATGTGGTTTTAAAATGGCTTGGCTACATGAAGAAAAACCTAATTTAAATGAACTTATTAAGAAGGGAGAGTGGATACTATAGGAAAAATAATTAAACAATATTTAATGATGCTAATTACTTTTATAATGAAAAATATAGATGATATATTGATTTTGGGAGGATGTAGTATATTAACTACAGCTTTTTTTATTTATGTAAGTAAATTTAGTGGAATGATAGCACTGTCAACGATTTTGATTTTGATAGGTTTAATTCTAAGTAAACTGCCTAAGAAAGATAGTAATTAATAATGATATTAATAAATTTACTATAGAAAGGTAGGTGAAATAAATGGGCATATTTAATAAAATGTGGGCTATAAAAAATACAACAATTGAAACAGTAAATCAGAGTGATTGGTTTACGAGTTCAATAAAAAGTAGAACTACAACAAGTGGAGAGAAAGTAACAAAAGAAAGTGCTTTAACAATTAGTGGTGTATATGCTTGTACTGATATAATTGCAAGCTCTATTTCTAAGTTGCCTATTCACATATATCAGAAAAATAAAGATGGCAGTAATAGAGTTGATAATGATGTTAGTTATTTACTTGAAAAGAGACCTAATCTATATATGACACCTAGCACATTTAAGCAAACATTAACAGTTAAATTATTGTTAGATGGTAATACTTATGTGTGGGTAGAAAGGCGAAGAGGTAAAGCAATTAACCTTTGGATCTTGAATAATGTACAAGTTCTACAAGATTATACAACGGGTGAAATTATATATAAAGCAACTCTAAATAATAAACCGTATACCTTTTTTAATGATGAAATAATACATATAAAAAGTTTATCTACAGATGGAATATTAGGAAAAAGTAAAATAGATATACTTAGAGAAACTATAGGAAATATGCAAAGCAGTAGAAAATTATTAGGTAATTATTTTAAAAACGGTACTACTACAAGTGGTGTAATAACTTATCCTAGTAACCTTAATACTGATGCAAAAACTGAAATAAGAAAGCAATGGCAAGAAAATAATAGTGGATATGATAATGCTGGTAAAGTTGCTGTATTAGATTTAGGACTAGAATATAAGGAAATAAATAGCTTGAAATTTACTGACCAACAGTTTTTAGAATCTACAAAATTTACACTTGAAGAAATTGCTAGAGTATTTAAAGTGCCACTGCACATGATCAATTCTCTTGATAGAAGTACCTTTAATAATATAGAGCAACAGAGTTTGGACTTTTATATGAATACTATATTACCGTTACTATTGCAAATTGAAGAAGAATTTAATTATAAATTATTTAGTAGTACACAAAGGGAGAAATATTTTATTAAATTTAATATGGAAGGTGCTTTAAGGGGAGATAGTGCTACAAGAAGTGCTTACTACGAAAAAATGATAAATTTAGGAGTATATAGTATCAATGAAGTAAGAAAGCTTGAAAATATGAATTCCATAGGTATTCAAGGTGATACTCATAGAGTTGACTTAAATCATGTTGATATAAAAGTAGCTAATGATTATCAATTAGCGAAAGCAAATTCTAAAAATAAGGGTGGTGAAATAGATAATGAGTAAGTTTTATGAATTTAAAAACAAGACGGATAACAATATAGATATATATGTTTATGGTGAAATTATAGGTGGTTCTAAAAAATGGGATGAATCAGATGTAACATTTAATGATTTTAGAGATAATTTGGAGCGATTGACAGGTAAAGAAACTATAAATATGTATATTAATAGCTGTGGTGGAAGTGTGATAGCTACACAAGGCATAATTGCTATGTTACAAAGAGCTAAAGATAAAGGTGTTACAATTAATGCTACTATAGATGGCTTAGGTGCTTCATGTTCTTCATTTTTACCTTTAATAGCTGACAATGTATATGCTTATAATTCTAGTATGCTAATGATACATAAACCTTTTACTTTTGCAATAGGTAATTCTGATGAATTAAAAGCACAAATAGAAATGTTAGACAAAATAGAAAACAATGTTATGATGCCAATTTATATGTCTAAAGTTAAAGAAGGAATTACAGAAGATTATATTAAAGATTTAGTAGCAAAAGAAACTTGGTTATCTGCTAAGGAAATGTCTAACATTTTTAATATAGAAATATTAGAAGATAATAAAGAATTAGTTGCTTGTGTAAGAGATAAATCTATTTTGGATAATTATAAAAATATTCCACAACAACTAAAAAATAAGTTGCAAAAAGATAATGATAATACACAAAATACAAATGAATTAGAATTAGCGAAAGCTAGATTAAAATTAGAATTATTATAAAACACGTTGAAAAGATATATACGTGTTATTTTTATGCTTAAAATTAATAAAAAATGAAAGGATAGATGTAAAAATGACTAAAGTACAAGAATTAATGAATAAAATTGAGGAAACAAAGGCAAAAGCTAAAGGATTAAAAACTGCTGATGAAATAAATGCAAAAATAAAAGAAATTGATGATTTAAAAGCTCAACTAAAAATTGCTGAAATGGAAGAATCTGATGAAAAGGCAGAAATTGAAAATAAAATAAAAGAAGGAAAAATGAAAAATTTAAGTGAGGAAAAGGATGTTACTAATATGGGAAATAAAGTGATATATAATGGAAATTTATTTGCAAAAGCAATTGCAGATGCAACATTGAAAGCTAGAAACAAGAAAGGATTTGTATTTAATGAAGGGGAACAAAGGGTTATATCTGAACATGTAGGAGAAGATGGTGGTTTTGCAGTACCTGAAGATATAAAAACTGAAATAAATAAGAGATTAAGAGATACGACAGATATATCTAATCTAGTTAATTTTGAAAAAGTTTATACTAGAAGTGGACAAAGAACATATGAAAAGAGAAAAAAGCAAACTGAATTAACTAATCTTGATGAGTATGGAAAAATACAAGAAGTAGATTATAGACAATTAGAGAGAATTTCTTTTAAACTACACGATTGTGCAGGACTTAAAACCATCCCAAATGATTTACTAGAATTTGCAGGAGAAGGGTTAAAGAATTTTATAATAGAATGGTTAGTGGATAAAGTTAGATTTACTAAAAATATCAAAATACTTTACGGCACTGGAGGAGAAAATGAAGTACAAGGAATAATGACTTTTAAGGATATAAAAGTTATTGATTTATCAGCAACAGCAACTATAAAAGATTTTAAAAAGTTAATAAATGTTGAATTACCTTCTTATTATAAGACTTCTGCAACTTGGGTTACTAATCAAGATGGATATAATTTCTTAGATTGCCTTGAGGATAAACAAGGTCATTCTTATTTAAGACCAGATCCTAAGAATGATGAAGTTGATAAATTATTAAGAAAAAATGTAGTTGAATTACCAAATGAAGTATTAGAAACTAAGGATGGTAAAATTCCAGTAATTTTAGGTGATTTAAAATCTTTATATACATATTATTCTGATGGAGAATATCAACTTTTATCTACTAATATTGGTGGTGGTTCTTTTGAATCTAATACAACTAAAACTAGATTAATCTATAAGATGGATGGGGGAATTGTAGATAAGGATGCTGTAATAATTGCCTATATTCCTACAACAGTTGTTGAAAAAACTACCAAATAGCTAAAAACTAAATATAAGGATATAAATTAAGTTCCTATATAGGTTCTTTTTTTATGTCCTTTTTTAATAAAGTAGGTGATTAGATTGATAGTAACACTAGAAGAAATAAAACAGTATTTAAGGATAGAATCGGATTGCATAGAAGAAGATAGCTTTTTAGAGCTAGTGGAAAAAAGTGCAGAGCAATATATTAAGAATACTACAGGAAAACTATTTGATAATAGAAATGATTTAGCAAAGTTAGCGTGCTTAATTTTTATCTGTGATAGGTATGAAAATAGAGGAAGTGTTGATTTAACTATAAAAGCACAAAATGTTTTAAGTTATATACTTACACAATTAAGTTATTGTTATGTAGGTGATAAAAATGAAAGTTAAGATAGGAGAAATGAGACATAGAATAACTATTCAGAAATATAGTACGTATCAAAATGATAATGGCTTTGATGTAAGAAAATGGGATGACTATAAAACTGTATGGGCATCTATGAATAATCTATGGGGAAAAGAATTTTATGCAGCAAAGGCTACAAATTCTGAAAATACAATAGAATTTATAGTTAGATATTCTAAAGATTTAGAGAAAATTAATACTAAAGAATATAGAATTAAAACTATAAAAGATAAAAATGCTACAAAAGAAAAAGATAAATATAGATATAATGG